AGTATCGACACAACCGAGGACGCAAACTGGAACATCGCTAACTTGATCGTGGCAGGTAAGAAGGCTGAACGTGCAGTATACGCAGTGAACACACTTGGTGGCTTGCACAAGCTAGATGCCCGTGTAGACGCAGTTGACCTGCTTGCTACCGAGATCCCTGTCGAGGGGCAGGAGACAACCGTAGCGCACGACATACCAGCTTCGGTTACCACTAGGCAGTTTACCTTAGGTAGCCTGGATCGCAAGCGTTGGAACAATTTTGAGCTGCACGTGCAGTCATCCCCTGACAATGCCTCCGACCTCAGCATTACCGCAGAGCTAGAAAACATTGACTCCGTAGTGGACCTAGGTACACTGAGTTCATTAAATTCAGGTACTACCCTAGCACCTGACGAGGATGTCTCCGTCCGTGGTAGAATAGGTAACAAGCGAGCATATGGAATGCAGGTAACTTTAAACAATACAACTGGCCGACCTCGATTCAGAGCAATCAAGGTAGCTGGAGCAGAAGCATTTAGATCAACAAATAAAGCAATATAAGATATGGCTACAATTACAATTACCCCTGGTAACTCATTTACCGCTACCGAAACGGTAACCTCTACTAAGCTCAATGACCTTGGCTCGCCTACGGCGGCCTTGACTGCCGCCTCTATTGATACGGCTGACATTGCTGATGACGCTGTTACTGCGGCTAAGTTAGCAACAGATGCTTTAGAGTTGGCCTATCCAGTTGGCTCTGTTTATATGAATGCCTCGGTTGCGACAAATCCATCAACATTGTTAGGTTTTGGAACTTGGGTTGCGTTAAGTGCTGGCAGGGTTCTAATTGGAGCAGGTGAAGGTACAGATGCGCAGCCAACCCCAGAGACGGTAACCTTTACTGCTGGTTCCACTGGGGGTGAGTACAACCATACGATCACGGAAGATGAAATGCCATCACATAGTCACGATCAAAGACAATTCGTTCGTGGTTACAATGTAGACTATGGAAGTGGATGGGGAATTAGACCATACGATGACGTTGGCGGGTCTAGGAAAACTTACGCAGTAGACAATAGCGGAGGAGACTTAGCTCACAACAACCTACAGCCATACTTAGTTGTCTATATGTGGACACGAACAGCTTAACAATTTAAATTATGTCTATTATAAATAAAGGAACAGCGTTCTCCAACGGAGAACAACTTACGGCGGACAAGCTTAACGACTTAGTTGATCTAGCTACCTTTGATCAGTCAGCGACTGACAGTGCCTCGACTACAGTGAATACCTCTGGTCAGATTGTAGTGGCTGACAGTGGTGTAAGCACAGCTAAGATTGCGGCGGATGCTGTGACTACAGCAAAGATCCTAGATGCTAACGTAACCTTTGCCAAGCTCGCCGATGTAATTGATGACGATACAATGGCTACAGCTACAGCTACTACTACAGCTACGTCGGAAAGCATTAAGGCTTATGTGGATCAGTATCAATTAAAATATAGTGGATCGACTGGCACTATATCAACTACAACTTCCTTTGCTGACTGGGATCTATCTGCTACTGTAGGAGTTAATCGAGCAATGGTAATAATTGAATTATGGGACACTTCTGAGAATACTTCTGTAATGTTAAAAACAAAGGGTTCCTCAGTAGAACCAAACCTTGGATCCAGTTTTGGTGGATGGGGTGCATCTGGGTGCATCTTAAATACAACGAACCAAGGTGGCACACTTGTTGTAGTAACCGATGCATTTGGGGTCATTGAATTTAAAGGTAGCATATCAGCATCTGGTATTAACTATAAAATTCAAGCTTACCAAAAACTAGCTTAATGAACCCTCTCCTACAATCAGTTCAAATAGCGTTGCAAAGCGCTGAACAGAAAGAAGCCATTACCTTTATCGACAAGGTAGTGGACTTCTGTATTGCAATGGAGAACGGCAAGGTACTGGACGGTTGGCCCAGGGATTTAATACAACTCCTTGTAGCCTACCATATGGCCAAGAATACCTTCATCTCAGAGCAGGACGCAGAGGGTAATATCCTAGGTGTCTTGATGTGGTATAATTGCGACGAGGACGACGACTGGTTCTTCGTACAGAACTGGGAGGCGGACAATCCAGATGGCAGTGCCATCTTTATGGCTTTCCTATTTGCGGCGGACAATAAAACTTTCAAACAAATGACACATAACTTCATCATCAAATGCCCTGAGGTTATGCAAAAAAAACTACTGGGCATACGACACAGGAATGGTGCACCAACTAGAGTGGTATACAGTACTAAACTGTTCAACAAAATCTTAGGAATATAATATTATGGGAGGCGGAAAAGGAGGATCAGCGAAAGCACCACCACCAATTGACCCTGGAAAGTCAATGGGTGAATACTTATTTGGGAAGAGCTTTAGCGGTTCCTACCAAGGAATCACGGACCCTCGATTGCAGGAGCGATTGATTGGTGCAGAGCGCACCTACCGTCCGCAGTACACAGCCCTAGAGCTGGCTGACATTGGCGTAATGGCACGTGGCATTGAAGGTGGATCAGCTAACCCTGAGTATGGACGTTTAGAGGCAGAGCTTGCTGGTCTACGTGCTGGGCAAGAGGTTGCAGGTTCACGTACGAAAGCAGACATTGAAGCCACCGCTAATAAGCTGTTCCCTAACAGCAAAAATAGGAGTAGTAGAGGTCGGATAAGTACCAAAACAAGAAATTTTAATTCAGCGCAAAAATCAAAGCGTAAAGCTTACATAGAAGCCGCAGGAGATCCAGGACAGGATCGTGCTGCACGTATTGCACAGATTGAGACACAGATGCAGGGTATGTCTCCTACCCTTGGTGCTACCCCAGGTCTGTTTGATTTACTTGAGGAGCAGTCAACCCGTGCAGGTGCATTGCAACGTGATCAGTTGCAGTTGCAACGTGAGTCAGACGTGGGTGCATTACAGGAGTTCGCACCGCAGGTCGTAGAGGCTTACCGTGAAGCTGACCCCTACAGCACAGGACTAGCCGAGCAGCAGACTGCTATGGCACAAGACCTTTACCAACGTGCACAGGGTCTTAACCCTGAGCAACAACGTCTGGTAGATCAGCAGGCACTAGGAATGGCACAAAGCCAGGGACGTGTAACGGACCAGAGTGCAATCGCTGGTCAACTACTTGGACGTGAGCAGTACCTATCTGGCCTTCGTGGTCAGGCAGCAGGTATGGGACAACAGGCATTCGCTCAGAACCGTCAGCTTGCAGGTGACGTAGGTATGACCATCCTTGGTCGTCCTTCTTCGTCGATCAATCTAGGCGGTCAAATGCTAGGACAAGCACAACAGGGTGCAGCAGGTCCTATGGGACCTCAGTTATTCGATCCTAATGTAGGTATCAATATGGCCTTGCAGCAGCGTGGACAGGACGTTACGTTCCAAGGAATGCAGGCACAGGCTAATGCAGCTAAGAGTGCAGGTATGATGAGTGCAGTGGGTTCAATTGCAGGTGGTATGATAGCTGGCCCTGCTGGAGCTGCTGCGGGTGGAGCTGCCGCCTGCTGGGTAGCCCGTGAGGTCTACGGCATTGATAATCCTAAGTGGCTAGAGTTCCGTGAATGGATGCTTAACGACGCACCAAGTTGGTTGCGTAATATGTATCTCAAGCACGGCCCTAAGGTCGCTGAGTTTATCTCTGATAAACCCTTACTTAAAACAATCATCCGTACTTGGATGAACGGGAGAATTAAATAATATGGGATTTCAAACAGGAACAACTATTCGCCCAGAACTGGGCAACGCTGACTACAGCGGCTTTGCAAATGCCGCTACTATACAGGCCAATGCAATGGCCAACCTTGGTTCACAGATCGGGGACGCTATCACTGCATACGGTGTCAAGAAACAGAAGAAGGATGAGAAGGATGTGCGATACAAAAGCATTCTTCCTTATACTACAAAAATGTTTGGCGCAGATGAAGGAGAAAAAATTGCTAGAGACTTCTCGGGAGATCCGAATCTTGGCTCTCAAATAATGCAATTTGCTTCTATGCAACAGGACCGAGAGGCACTAGATAAAGCAATTGCGGTTAATACTGACACCAGCGGGGATGTTGATTACTCGCGTATTTTGCCATTTTACCTGGAGTTCGGCGGTCAGGATCCAGAAATGGTCAGCGGTCTAGTAAAGTCTCAAGAAAGATCTACTCCATTTACTCCGACAATAAAAGAAGTAGATGGCGTAACTTTTGCAATGACAAGCCCAAGCTCAGGTCAAGTAATCCCTAAAGCTCCAGACGTAAAGGTCCCCACGGGCATACAGGAGGACAAGTACACACTGGATCAA